GGTCCTCATCACTTTCTCGAACTACAGCAGCGAGAAATCTCAACTGTCCGGGGAGATCTGCAACGCGCACGCCGACTTCATGATCACCGATTTCGTCGAGACATCGTGTTAGCGAAGTCATCGAGTCTTCAGCAGGAAACACCTTGGTATATATTTCCCAAGCTTCCCACGCATCTGTCAGATACGCATAAAGTCTGAGCATTGACTCTTTCTCAGTGCGTTTGGAATGTCGCTCTGTGAATACCATCCTCTGCAAAATTTCATGCTTTGGACGATGAGCCCAACCATGGTGCCATGTGTGACCAAGGAAGTGCACCCGATTCGTGAATGGATCAGGCGCTTCACGATGTGAGTCCGCAATCGAGCTCTTTTCAGGGCTCAAAATGAAACCTAGCTCAGCTGCATAACTGGCTAGATCCCCGAGATCTACGCGAGTGTCAGATGCAACGATCACATCATCACCTTGAATAAGCATCCGATCCTGTTTCGGTGCTGCTCCAGTTGCGCGGATCCACACATAGTTCATCAGAAGAAGGTTTAGAACACTACCAACAAGCGTAGTGAACATTGACCCTGACGGAATCCCTCTGTGCTTCTGGAATACTGTTCCATCTGGCGTAATCAGTCGTGAATGAATGAAGTCGCTTACGTACCTATCCCACACTTCACGATCGTCAGCGGATAGATCTAGATGAGTCCTTAGCACTCGGAAAACATCATCGATCATAAATGCTGGCGCTGATGCGTCATACGATGAATAATCTATCGAGTAGACGTATCTGAACCGCGACTGGAGTTCGGCGACAAGTGCCCCCTTCTCAACAGCCCGAAGGCCGATTGCGAAAGGACGCTTTCTCTCCAAGTTCGTATGGACTCTCTTTGAGAAGCTCGCACCCACAATACTCGTAGGGAGCGGAGCCTGCCATACGAGGCGAGTTTTTGGCCCAGAGACCCCAGGTTGTACCCTACGGCCAAACAGATAAGGGTCGAAACCACGATTACCTGTCCAGATCCGCTTGGCAGCGCCCAGTGCCCGTTCCAATACCTCACGGTTATAAGTGAAGTAAGGAGCGCCAGAATAAGACGACTTATGGATAAAGCGTTCCACCACTTCATCCAGTGGGTAAGGCTTTCGCCCTCCAGTCTCGTCACCTGCAACAGCGAGCGTCGCACGAAACGCATCCCGGTAAGGCCTGGCATCCCACGGTCGTCCGGCTCTGACCTCAGCTGGACTTCCAGCGCTTCGGCCGGGTAGTGAACTTCTCCCGTCCTGAGAATCAGCGCTTGCATCATCATATCCCAACATTCTGGACAATGATGTGCGTGATGGTCGTCTACTGGAGTCATCTCCGGTGCGTGAAATTCCGGAGTTGGCGTCCTGTGAGTTTCGATCTTGAGATCTGCATGAACAGATTCCCAATCCCGAAGTGGTGAGTGTGCCGTCGGCTGGTCTTCCAGCTCTGGTGGCATGAATCGGACACCCATACTTAGAGAGTCCTTCCGCCACCCATTCAGGGGAGGTGACACTGCGATTGTCCTTCCCGACGACCAACTCTGCAGTTTGATCACCTAGCCTACGACTAATTCCTTGATCTATCGCAGGTATAGTGACCCCTTTGCTGAGCTCTCGCCTCGCCCGTTCCCAACGTGGGTTCGAACTGCGGTACTTGCCTAGACTGTTTAGTCCGGCCCGCGCATGCAGGTCGTTAAGTGTAACCATACATGCTCCCTTCTGAATCGAGTCTACTTTGCATCTTCATCTCCGACTCGGAGAGCTGAAGAGACGTGGTGAGTAGTCACGTGTCGCATACCACTTACTCAAGGTGGAGATGGACCTAGGTGCTTCGGTTTCTAAACCGCTAGGCTGGATATTATTATCCATGGGTTAAGCCCACCAGACTCGTCATAAGACGGTA